AATAACTACAACTCTTTAATAGAGAACTCTGTCTTGGGGGACGTACTGTACCTCTTTTCAGAGTTCTTTATTCTTACTATCTGTCTGTCATCTTCATAGAGGATGCCATTGAGTGCGTCAAAGATAGCTTTAATATAGTTATCTATGTCTGCATTGTTGTCACAGAACTGTCCATTCTTTTCTGATACCTTCTTCTTCGACCATGACTTAGGGATAGTTACATGGAATATAATCTCTACCTCTAATAACCCTTTATGTAAGATAAGATCCTTTCTTCCTTCTAGGGAGAATGCCATCTCAGCCTTATAGTTGTTATATGTCTTAGAGTAATAAGTACCCCACCTCGTAACTCTAGGTCTTGAGGCAGGAACAGGAGGCGTATTAAATGTATAGGATGTCATTAATCAAAGTAGTCATATATCTCAGGGACTTTAGGATAGTTTACTATATCTACTAGGAATCTGGGGCCAGTTGAGTATTTAAATACTTTTACTTGAGGGAAGCATTCCTTCTTAAAGACACAGTAACTACATCCCATTGCAAGCTTAGTATTCCCTGACTTACCTTCTGGAACTACTGCATGACATTGTTCAGGTAGCATAGGAGATTCCATTATTTCCTTTAGCTCATCTATGCGTTCCTCTATAGGTTTATCATATGTAAAGTTCTCTATATGAAGAGCTAAGTGTCCATTCACTTTATCAATAGCTAACCAACCTCCCTCTGATTTACCTAGGGAAGCGGCATATCCCTGTAGCTGTGCTAAGTACCCAAAGGGATCATCATTTCTTACACTTCCTTCTTTAAACTTCTTGAATCCAAAGGAGCTTGCTGTCTTTACATCAATCAAAGTACCATCTATACAGCAATCCATGCTTCCTTTGATTCCATTTACTTCAGCTTCCTTCTGTTGATTAGTTACCTCATGTCCAGCAAGTTTAACTAGAGCCAGTACAAGCTCTTCTGTTGCATGACCGTATAGAAACTTCATAAGAACATGAGGAGCCATCTTCTCTTGCTTATGGCCTCGATGTAACAACCATAGATACCTATCTGTTTTACCTATGTTGCTCATCCTAAGTGTACGCTTATCTTCTCTCTTCGTTATCACAGACAGTAGCATTTCCTTCATGCTCTCTCCAAACTCTTCTATGATCTGGTCTACACTGAATGGGTGTACGACACTAGGTTCTCTTGTTTCAAGTACTTTGTATATATCATCTACTAAGTTATATATCTTCTTCATAAGGCATCATATCTATTATAAGTTTAAAAGTCCCTAGTAATAAGAACAAGGGAGTAAGAGTTATTGTGAGTAGTCCTGTTAAGAATAGCATTAGTGGGTATCTGCCCATGTGTTGCCTACCTTATACTCTCCATCTAGTGGGCATTTCATATTGTAATCTTCTCCTGCTTGTCTGATACAATCCACTGCAAGTAGTCCATATCTATGAGCATCTTCTTCAAGTACCTCTGACTGTATCTCATCATGTATGTTACCTACTATTTCATTGGTAAGTGATTGCTTTCTACTGTAGTTATCTAGGTGGATAAGGGCTTTCTTCATGACAATAGCTCCTGCTGACTGAAGTAATGCATTCAATGCACTGTGTTCACTACGGATCAGTATCTTTCTACCGTCTAAACCAATGAGATACCCTCTTCTAGCGGCACTTGTTACATTATCCCTTAGCTTTTTAAGCTTTGGGTTGTTCTTTAGGAAGGCTTTCTTTAATCTCTTACCTTCTTTAGCACCTGCTCCTACTATCTCGCCTATCTTCTCATCACCTGCGCCATAAAGGAAGGCATAGATAAACGTCTTAGCTTGATCTCTTGTTTCTAACCCTGCGGCTGTTTGATTAGCAGTGTGAATGTCTCCCTCAAGTATTTCTTTAGTGTACTCAGGATCTCCTAGGTAATGAGCAAGCATTCTTAACTCTAAACCACTGGCATCAACACCTACCATCTTAAATCCTGGCTTTGCTTTGAACAACTCTCTACATTCTTTACCATACTCAGAATGAACAGAGGGTACTTGAGCTATATTAGGTTTGGAGTGGGTCATTCTCCCTGTTACAGCCCCACAAGAGTTAACATATCCATGTATCCTGCCTTGGACTGTCACTGCCTCTATCCAACTGCTCACTAGTCCTATTCGCTTCTGTAACATGAGGTACTTGTTGATAAGCTTTGCTTGAGGTATGTTAATCCCCTTAAGAACTCGCTCATTAACAATAGGTTTACCTGTAGGAGTGAACTCTGCTGGCTTCCATCCATAGTGCTGTAGATGTTTAGCTATCTGTGTTCTACTTCCTAGATTGAAGTCAGGATATATGTCCATTCCCCAATGTCTTGTTATATTTCTATACGCTCCCTTAGCAAGTTGGTTACTATAAGCTTTAGATAGCTCCCCATCCTTCCTTAGCTTTATCTTTAGTTCTTTTAGAGGAAGGAACTCTTTAATAGGAACAAATACTGATCGTACTTCGTCCTCTGTCTTGTATATCTCTGACTTTATTTCAGCCAGTAGTTGAGTAGCTTTCCTTAGATCAAACTCCCAACCTGTACTCACTTGTTTAGCTGTAATCTTATAGACTTGATGCTCTAGCTCTAATGCTTCTGGATTAATATCAACTCTCTTTAGTACTTGATACAGATGTTCTGATACTTTCACATCTTGGATGCAGTAAGATAACATCTCTTCACTATAGTGATCCCATTCATGGAATATATCCTTAGGATATTCTAGATATTCTCCCCATGCTTTTAGAGAATGCCCATCTCCCCTGCTTGGGTTATCTAATCTTGACATGACTAATGTATCTTTGATTTTATAAGAATCTAAATCAATATTCAGTAGGCTCTTAAGTACAGGCATATCAAACCCTAGGATGTTATGGCCTATTAGAGTGATGCATCCTACTGCTTCTAGCCAGCTTGTGAATGTACTTAGTTCGTGTCCTATGAAAGTCTCATGTTCTCCACTACCTACTACTTTAGCTACGAGGCACCACACCTCAGTAGGTTTAGTGCCATTGGTTTCTATATCAAATACTACTTCTGTCATTAGAATATCTCCGTCTCTTTTAAGGTTTCTTTGATTCTACCTGTTAAGCCATGATACTTAAGGTGTCCTGTCTCTCCTGTTTCACCTGTGTATCTGTTCTTTAAGATACGGAGAGTCACTATGTTCCTTTCATTCTCATCTACAGCTTGTTGATCTCTTTCTAATGCTATGACTATGTTACTTAGTTGGGCTATACCTTGGCTACCTCTTAGATGGCTTAAGGATATAATCCCTCCTTCTTCATGAGGCTTGCCTTGTTGTCTACTTAGGTGAGAGACTACAAATAATCCTATGTTTGTCTCTACTACAACCTCTCTAAGCTTAGTCATTAAAGCATCAATGTTTCTTCTCTCATCTATCTTAACGTCACCTGACATTACCAGATTGAGATGATCTAATATTACCCACTTGATGTTCTGTGTCTTAGCCATTAAACGTATACGACTTACTATCTTATCAACACTAAGTTCTTTACCATCATACAATGTAAGTGGCTCTTCTCCATTGTCTCTTACAAATAGCTTATCAAAGGCGGCAGTTGCTTTAGCTTTATCATACTGCTGTCTTATATCATCGAGGTGGTAAGGAACATTAAGGGAGATACCTACTAGTCCATCTAATGTACGTTCATTAGTCTCTTCAAGATGAATGATACCTATCTTATCTTCAGTGGTAGTAAGCAAGTGATGTTCTAGTTCTCTTATGAGAGATGACTTACCCATCCCTGTTCCACTGGTGATAGTTACCAGCTCCCCTCTTCTAAATCCCTTGGTCTTATTGTTTAAACATACCCAAGGATAAGGAACAGATTGCTTGTCTGGTCTTTCTAACCAAGCACTTCTAAGTTCAGAAGCTCCTTGTATGTCACTGGGAGTCCAGGTCTTTGATCGCCACCAACAATTCTCTAGTTCCTTAACAAGCCCTGCCTTAAGCATATCACTTGCATCCTTGTACCCTTCAGGTAGTGACATGATCTTTATCTTATCAGGACTAAAGAGTTCTAATGCTTTCTCAATAGCTAGTTGACCTGCTTCATCGTTATCAAATGCTAAGACTATAGATTCAAATGATTCAAT